AGGATCTATTATTGTATTTCCTAGTTTTGTGTGGCATAGAGTTAAACCAGTAACCGCTGGCACAAGATATAGTCTTGTTGTTTGGCATTTAGGGAGGCCTTTTAGATAATGTATATAAATAGTTATTTTCCAACTGTAGTATGGAGTGAGGATAAACCAGAGTTTGTTAAATCGTTAAACAAAGCTAGTAATAAATATATTAGTGATGCTCGTAAAAGAGAAAAAGAATTTATAAAAAAGAATGGTGATTTTGGAAGATCATATCACTCAACACCACTTACAAATGACAATGATTTTTTAGATTTTAGAAATTACATTGGTCAAAAGTCATGGGAATATTTAGATCACCAAGGTTATGACATGTCTCAATACACAACTATGTTTAGTGAAATGTGGGTACAAGAGTTTGCTAAAAAAGGTGGTGGACATCATTCAGCACACATACATTGGAATCAACACGTATCAGGTTTCTATTTTTTAAAGTGTAGTGATAAAACTTCTTACCCTGTATTTCACGAACCAAAGACTGGTGCAAGGTGCACAAAATTAAAAATGAAACCAAACTTAAAAGGTGTATGGGCAGGTCACGAAACATTTCATTTACGTCCAAAACCAGGAACATTAATTATATTTCCAGGGTATTTGGAACATGAATATGCAGTAGATTTTGGTATTGAGCCATTTAGATTTATACATTGGAACATACAAGCCGTGCCAAAAGAAATGGCAAAAGATGTTTAAAAAGAAAAAATATACAGTTATGCGTCAAGCCATATCAAAAGACCTAGCAACTTTTATTAGAAATTATTTTTGTATGCAAAAACAAGTTTATGATACTTGTAGACAAGCAAGATACTTCTCACCATTTGAAAATATTATTGGGTACTATGAAGAACCAGATGGTCAAATACCAAATACATATTCTCAATATGCTAATATGGCTATGGAAACTTTACTACTTAAATGTCAACCAGATATGGAAAAAGCGACAGGTTTAAAATTATATCCTGCATATACTTATGCAAGAATTTATAAAAAAGGTGATGAACTTAAAAGACATAAAGATAGATTTAGTTGTGAGATATCTACCACTATGAATTTAGGTGGTGATGATTGGCCAATATATTTAGAACCATCTGGTGAAGTTGGTAAAAAAGGTATCAAAGTAGATTTAAAACCAGGAGATATGTTAGTTTATTCTGGCTGTGAACTAGAACACTGGAGAGAAAAATTCAAAGGCAAAGAATGTGTACAAGTTTTTCTGCATTATAATAATCGTAAAACTCCAGGGGCGAAGGATAATATGTTCGACAAGCGTCCACATTTAGGTCTTCCTTCCTGGTTTAAACGATGATATAATTCTTAGATGGAGGCA